ACTTCAGTTGGTACACTATCATCATTAAGTGTAAGTGGTACAATAACAGCATCTACAGTTAACGCAACAACATTATCGGCTTCCGGTTCAGTATACGGTACTGTGTTTAGTGGTAAAGCAACTACAGCTGCATACGCTGACTTGGCTGAACAATATCTAGCTGACGCTTTATACGCTCCTGGTACAGTTGTAAGTTTTGGTGGAGATCTTGAAGTTACAGCAAGTACAGAAGATAGCGATCGTCGTGTAGCAGGTGTTGTATCTACTAACCCAGCTTACTTAATGAACAGTGAACTTGGAGGTGCTAATGTTGTAGCAGTAGCACTAACTGGTCGTGTACCATGTCGAGTAACTGGCACAGTACGCAAAGGTGATATGATGGTATCTAACGGTGACGGAACTGCTAGATCTGAAGCGTATCCAGATGTTGGAACAGTAATTGGTAAAGCACTTGCTGATTTTGATGGTGATACTGGAGTTATTGAAATAGTTGTGGGTCGCGTGTAAAAACGTAGCCAACACAATCAACAATAGGGTCTACGGACCCTATTGTTTTGACTAAATAATATATTAATGATATGGATAAGCAATGGGTTTAACAAGAGTTCGCGCTGAACAAATTTCAAATATAGATTACAAACAAGCAGTTAGAGTCATTTCGACAGCAAATGTTGGGTTATCAGGTTCTGCCCCAAGTCAAGTTGACGGGGTAAATCTTAGTCTAAATGACAGAATACTTGTAGCCGGGCAAACTACATCTAGTCAAAATGGACTTTACTATGTTTCTGTAGTAGGAAGCGGTGCTAACGGAACTTGGTTACGTACATCAGATGCTAACACCACTGGTGAAATTAATGCTGGTATGATTGTGATGGTAACCGAAGGTGTTAGTTGGGGAGATACCAGTTGGAAATTAGTTACAAACGATCCTATTACTATTGGCACTACTGAGTTAACTTTTTTACAAAATACTGGTAATAGTTTTAATATTATATCAGCGAATGGTACATCAATATTGGCTAACGGAGTTTCATCTACTGTCAATTTTAATTCAGGAAATAATTTAGTTATTACCGGAAACGCTCTTGCCGATTCAATTACATTTGCTATTTCAGATAATCCTAGTTTTGTAGGTAACGTAACCGGCAATTACTTTATTGGTAACGGTAGCCAATTAACTGGAATTAGTGTATCTACAAGTATTATTAGTAACGGGTCAAGCAATGTCAATATTCCTTTGGCTAATGGGAATGTCACGGTTAGTGCTGACGGAATACCAAATGTAGCTATTTTCGCTCAAGGAACTATGATATTACAAGGTGCGGTAGCTAATCCAAAAACTACCACCGACAATATTATAGTAGCTAACAATGTTAATGCCATGCTCATTGGACCGGTTATTATTGGATCAGCTCAACAGGTGATTATACCAGACGATTCAACTGTATACATTTATGGTTAATAGATCAACAAAAAAATGAATAAATATGATAAAGGATGGCATTAAATGGGACTAATTTTAGATGGAACAGTCGGGGTATCAACTACTGGCAATATTGTTTCAAATGGTGGATATATTTCTGCCGCAGGCAATATATACGCAGGCAATATTATTGCTACATTTTCTCCTACAGCTATTAATGTTTCTGGTAATGCTAATGTAGGCAATTTATATTCACTGGGAAATATTAGCGGAAGTGGTAATATTTACGGATCTGTTTTAATTACACCAAATATTATCCCAAGTAGCGGAAATCTTCAAATTACCGGAAATATAACTACCAATACAGTATATGCGTTGGGAGCGATCAGTTCAACAGGTAGCATAACTGGTGGGAATATATCAGGAACAAATTTATCAGGAACAAATTTATCAGGAACTTTAACTACATCTAATCAACCTAATATCACAAGTGTTGGAATTTTAACATCATTAAGTGTAAGTGGTAATATTAATAGTTCAAATATTAATATTGCCGGAAATATTATACCATCAGCAAATGCTACATATACTTTAGGTACTCCTACTAGCGTTTTTAGTGAACTTTATGTAAGTAACACATCAATTTATATTGGCGGAACAGCATTATCAGCCAATGCTAGTGGATTGTCGTTTGGAGGTAACGCAGTTGTAACTGCTAATCCAACCGGTACATCAAGTACAACAGGCAATGTTCAAATCAGTGGAAACGTAACTAGTGGTAATGTAATATCTAATGGGACAATAAGTGCCACTGCTAATATTTCCGGAGGAAATATATTATCTGGCGGATTAGTGAGTGCTACTGGTACAATTACTGGAACAAGCCACTTAGGTAGTGTCGTAAGTGTAACCGGAACAGTAACTGCCGCAAGTGTAGTAGGTGGAGTAATTACCGGTAGTTCGTTGAGCGTAAGTGGCAATGTTACTAGCTCAAGCTTCTTGGGTACTACAGTATCAGTAACTGGTACTACAACTGCCGCATCAGTAGTAGGTGGAGTAATTACCGGTAGTTCGTTGAGCGTAAGTGGCAATGTTACTAGCTCAAGCTTCTTGGGTACTACAGTATCAGTAACTGGTACTACAACTGCCGCATCAGTAGTAGGTGGAGTAATTACTGGTAGTTCATTAAGTGTAAGTGGTAATGTTACTGGCTCAAGCTTCTTGGGTACTACAGTATCAGTAACTGGTACTACAACTGCCGCATCAGTAGTAGGTGGAGTAATTACCGGTTCATCAACCAGTGTTACTGGTACTACAACAGCCGCAAGTGTAGTAGGTGGAGTAATTACTGGTAGCTCATTGAGTACTACTGGAAATATAACAGGTAGCAATATATTAACCGGTGGCTCATTAAGTGCTACTGGCAATATTGTTGGTAACTACGTACTTGGTAATGGTGCTTTACTAAGCGGACTAACACCAACTAAGATATTCAATGGCACAAGTGAAGCTAATATTGGCACAAATAACGGCAATGCTAACATTACTATTAACGGAACATCTAATGTAGTGGTAGTTGCTTCAACTGGATTATATGTCACTGGCGTTAATTCAGTATCAGGCAACACAACTGGCGGAAATGTATTAACTGGCGGATTAATAAGTGCTACTGGGAATATATACGCTGGCAATTTAATTAACGCCGGATTTAGTTCAATAACTGGAAATATAACAGGCGGAAATGTATTAACTGGCGGATTAATTTCGGCTACAGGAAATGTAACTGGAAATTTCTTTACAGGAAATGGACGTGTTTTGACCGGTATATCTGCTCTTTCCAATGGATCAAGCAATATTAGTATAGCAACATCAGCAGGAAATATATCATTTGGTGTTAATGGAAATGCTAGTGTTTTAACTATAAGCGGAAATAGTATATCAACTACTGGTAACATATACTCTTCTACAATGATATTTGGAGCAGGTATCGTTGCTAGTTCAGGCGATATTACAATCGACCCGCAAAATGACGGTGGTCCTAACGGTACTGTTACTATAGCAGGTAACTTAAATGTTACTGGTACGACTACTACAATTAATTCAAATACAATTACTACGAATGATTTAGTAATTTATATGGCTAATAATGCTAGTAGCGGCACCAGTGCCACTGGGGGTGGCATTGGGGTTGGTCCTTCGTCTGGACCATATGCCACATTGACATATTCAAATAGTTCAAATCTTTGGGTCAGTAATTTAGGAATCAGCGCTACAGGTAATATTAATGGTGCTGGTAATATTAATCTTGCTGGATTTATTGCTTCAGGTAACGGATTCGAATCTACAAGTTCATATCCTGGGCCTTACACTGATGGCGTTGTTCTCGATTATATAACCGGAAATGCTCGTATCAGTGCCGGGAGTGCGGACGGTATTCAATTCTATAATAACGGGGTAGCCAACGCAGTATTAGGCGGGTTCAGCTCAAGCGGAGCCTTTAGTGCTATTGGTACAATTACTGGTACAAGTCACTTAGGTACTACAGTATCAGTAAGTGGTACAGTAACATCCGCATCAGTAGTAGGTGGGGTAATTACCGGTAGTTCATTAAGTGTAAGTGGCAGTGTTACTGGCTCAAACTTCTTAGGTACTACAGCATCAGTAAGTGGAACAGTAACGGCTGCTTCGGTTGTAGGCGGAGTAATTACTGGTAGTTCATTAAGTGTAAGTGGTAATGTTACTGGCTCAAGCCACTTAGGTACTACAGTATCAGTAAGTGGAACAGTAACGGCTGCTTCAGTAGTAGGTGGAGTAATTACGGGTAGCTCATTAAGTGTAAGTGGCAGTGTTACTGGCAGTAGTTTAGTTGGTAGTATTAGTTCAAGTCAAGTAACAACTGCTTTAGGGTACACACCTTATAATTCAAGCAATCCTAACGGATATCAAACTACATCTGGATATGTTGCTACAGTATCAGGCGCCTCACAAGGAAATATTACTTCAGTTGGTACACTATCATCATTAAGTGTAAGTGGTACAATAACAGCATCTACGGTTAATGCAACAACATTATCGGCTTCAGGTTCTGTGTATGGCACGGTGTTTAGCGGCAAGGCTACTACAGCCGCATATGCTGACTTGGCAGAAATGTATAGATCAGATGTTCAGTTATTTCCAGGACAAGTGGTGGAATTTAATGGATATGAAGAGATTTGTCAAACAACAGAAAGTCATAGTACTCGTGTTGCCGGAATAGTATCAACTGATCCTGCGTATTTGATGAATAGTACTTTAGATGGTGAATTTGTATCAGCAATTGCGTTAACAGGCCGAGTACCTTGCCAAGTTGTAGGTACAATTAATAAAGGTGATCGATTAGTATCGAGTGATATACAAGGTGTAGCCACTGTTTTAAATATGTCAAAATATCAACCAGGTTGTATTATCGGCAAAGCTTTAGAAAATTACGATTCTATAATACCTGGAGTAATAGAAGTGGCAGTTGGTAGAATTTAATGGAAGCTAGATATCGACAAGACTATCCTGGTGAGTTTGTTATATTAGAAACAAAATGGAGTCAGGGGAAAAAAACAGAAAAAAGAGAATGGATCGAAAATCCCATTCAGAATCAACATTTATCTGGCAGAGCTGCATGTATAAGTAGTAATGTTGACTTTGATACGTTCAATTTCAGAATACTCGAAAGTCATAGAGGTGGATTGCTTGGTAGTAAAAAATTACAAACATACGGCACTGCTAAAGTTGCTCATACTATGCGGCTTGATTTTTCAGTAGATACAAATTATTCTAATTTAACACCATTACTTGATAACAGATATGTAGAAAATAACATTGTATATACTACTGCTAAAAATTGTATTAAAAATCCTGGTGAATTTTATTTAATACCACTGATGCCACAATTATCACCTGAAGCATTGCCTTTATATTTGGCATCATTTGACGGCCACCAAGAAATTTACATGTTGGGATACACTAACGAAACAATAGGTGGAACGTCAAACTGGATTCAAGATGTAACTTCAGTAATTAAAGCATATAGTGGTACTACATTTATAATGGTAGGCAATGAAAAAAATATGCCTGAAGAATGGCTAGCTTGCCCTAACACACAAAATTTTACTTACAGACATTTTATCAGTTATTGTGACGTATAAATTGTTGTTGGATTGTAAAAATTTTATTACGAATAGCATCAAAATTTACAGTACTCCATAACCCGGGATGCATTGGTTTTGGATTGGTCCCACTATCAAGCCAGGCGTATCCAAAATGTTCCTCATTTAATATTGGTTTAAATTCATCAGTAACAATACAAAAAAATGTATTGTAGCAAAACTTATTATCGTTACTGGTAAATTTTTCAAGGGGAACTATTTTTATATAATCAGGCATAAACCCCATTTCTTCAATACATTCTCTGGTAATAGCTGCCATTAACGTTTCATTTGCTTCAACCTTGCCCCCAGGTAATCCCCAACACTCGTTATGTTTACTATCGTTTCTTAACAAATACAAATATCTATTAGTTGACTGCGAATAAAACCAAACTCCTACAGCATCTACAATATTTTTTAATTCTTTCATAACAATATTTACTGTTGTAAAACTACATTAAATGATAATAGACCACTGCCCGCCAGGATACAATCCTTGATAAGATTTAACCCACATTTCACCATTCCATCGATATTGTATTTCTGTAGTGATATTAGTAACATATTGTGTATCTCCTGAACTAGCTTGACTATGAAACGAAATAATCCATTGTGATCCATTATACTCAATTATATCGTTAGGGTAAGCTGTTACTATTTGTCCCGAAGTTCCGGCCCATGCCGAGGAAGATCCTACTGGCTCAGTCAGTAAATATCTTTGACCAGTTACTGCCGACGGTAATCCGTAACCAGGTCCACTTAATTGAGGATTAATTACAGCATTTATTGGAGGCAATGTATTAGTAGGTATTGATTCCTCAATGACTGTAAATAATAAAAATTGATCGTTTGTAGGGTCAAACGCAATAGTGCCATATACTTGAGTACCATCTTGCTGTGTCAATGCGATCAAACTTATTCCTGGTCTTAAAGTTCCGTACATGTTAACAACTGGAGTCCAAGTTAAATTACTTGTACTTACTGGGTCAGGCGGGGCCAAGGCATAGTTAGGTTCATCAACGACGGCGCTTTGAGCCAATATTTGAAGTTTGTTCCCAATAAGAACTACTTGATACCGATACGGAGTAATATATTGTCGTGTTCCTAAAAGTAAATCGTTGTTAGAAATAGCATTAACTAAATCTCCACTGCCATCGTATATACTAGCAATAATAGTTTCTACAACACCAAGTTTTTTAACTTTGGCTGGTAACGATAACCAAATAGGCAATGCAAATTTTAAAGTGCTAATATCAATAGGGTCTCCTGTACCTTGCGGTATTTGCCTACTTGACCATCCGGTGCTTACTAATTCAACAATACTTAAACTAGTCCAATCTAAAAAATTATCTGTAGATTGTATTTCCAAACTTGGATTAAACAAAGGCAATATTTGTTCTAATATCTGCATTTTTTGATTTGTGTTGCTAGTCCAAATGTCTAAATTAATTGATAATTTATATGGAGCCGGCATATAACGTTCGATATTAAAGGCATTACCTTGGGTCGTTTCAAAAGTATTTGTAGTAGAATCATATAAACGTTGTCGTATAGCTTTATTGTCAACATACGTCGGATTTTGCATACGTGGTCTGTCAAAATCTAATCCGGTAATGTAAAACGTCATTAACGGAGTAGATGGCATATTACTAGCAGAGTTGTCTTGCATAATTGTTTGAGCTTGACGACTAGCATCACCGTATCTTACTGGCACACGATATAATGTATCACCAGTGTTAGGTGCCCCTGCCTCGTTTCTCCCAAATTCCACTTGAAATCCCGAAAACATTCGGGCTATTTGTATAAGATATCGTCTTATTTGTTCGTCGAAAAAATATTGTTGCACTTTAATGTCCTAATGGTGGTGGATTCGGTGGCAGATTGCCACCCTCGTTTCCGTTATCAGCTTGTGGTTTAAGTAATTGAGATAAACTTTGACGACTCGGAATATTGCCCTGGTCTGTGGTTGATACTGTATATGGATTATTAACGAAACTCGAACGTTGTGTAGTATTTGACAATCCCCAATCTAAAGGAGTACGCACATCATCGCTTATTGCTACCCATGTTGCTCCGCTAAATCTAAACAAACGATTTGGAAAGTAATCTAATCTCAAACAATAATCTCCCGTTGAAGGCCCGGGTGGAAAACTTACACCTGGGGTAACCGGTAATCCATTTGGTGCCATTTTATCACCAGTAAGATACCCCATAGTATATCCGAAAGAAGTAGGTGAATTACCTTCTCCGGGCTGAGATCCGTCGACTAACGGTGCTGTTTGATCTGTAAATAATCCTTCACCTGCCGGCTCACCAGAGGGCGTAGTAGGTAAAATATAAAAAGATACATTGTCATAACCACTTAACGGTACATCTACATTAGCTTGGACCACTAACGCATCATTAATAGAAAGGTCAACGTTACGGGTTGAATTAACATCGCCCATTGTTGTTGGTTTTTCTATTAATGCCCAATACGTTGGATCATTAATATCTGTTCCAGGAGGAACATTTTTTGTAGCTTCGTAATATTTTCCTCCATTATCAACTACCATACCAGAAGGATAAAAATTTCCGTTGTCCCAAACATTATCTGGCATCAACGGTTGATTTATAATTTGTTGATATTCTTGAGCATTGACCATTGGAGTAGCTTTAACACGCCACAAATGTGGCAACCATGTTTGACTAAATCCTTCTGCGGCATAACTGGCATCTTGAATAACATAATATTTAGGCAACGCCCTGGTTATATTTGTGTTCAGCGGATTGTAATCTTTTAGATTAGGTAGCTCAAGTACATCGCCAGACATTAATTTACGGCCAAAAGTATCAATCATATTATTATAATGAAAAGTAATAAACAAAGTATCATTGTTTAAAAATAAACCAAATTGCGTTAAGTCAAAATCAATATCTTGATGGGTATAAACTCCACGCATGATATAAATGTTAGGATCATACGCACGATCACGATTTTCTAATAATAATAAATCTTCGATAAACATAGGATTTTGACTAGTATAAACTGGTAAAGTAGCATCAGCATTTCCAGGGTTGGTACTAGTATCAACAATTGGTCCCATATATTTGTGGACATACATGTCAAGACCACCGACAGTATATCGTTCCGATATTATACGGTCTAAAAATTGGTAATCATTCGTTCGATTGGGTCTATAAAGGCTTAGGCGTGGCATAGTCTAGTATTTAGTTATAAATAGGTTGACAGTAAATACCAAAGGACATATAATTATACTATGCTAGAAGAATTAACTGAACGAATAACTC